TAAGAACTCTAAGAACTCTAAGAACTCATCTTATACTTCTCTTCTTTGTCTTCTTACATACATACTCTTCTTCTATAAGATGTGGTTATCAAGATGAAGGGTTTTAGTATAAGACACTCTTTAGAAGAGATTTATTATGCGGAAGCGGAAGCTTATAATTATTTACTATGATTGTAACTATGACAAAAAGTGTCAAACCACAATTTGTAGTGTTTTGCGATTTTATTGGAGTTAGGGCACGAAAATAATTGCAAATTCTTCTGCAAGCCTTATAATTCGCGGCTTACGGGGCGGCAGGAAAATTTCCTATTTTTGATGATTTGCGATTGCGGCAACTACCTGTAGTATGTGGGCGGCTGATTATCCTATATTATCATAATAAATCCGCCTAAATATGAGAGGCGATGAGATTCCGAAAGAGAAGGAGGATTTGAAGAGGCGAAAAAATTTGCGGAGCATTATGAGAAGGATTTTGGGAGAGAAGGTATAATCGCGGCAGAGCCGCAGGGATTTAGGAAAGAGGGTATGAGATGGAAAAGAGATATTGCGGTATATGTGGCGAGGTTGAGGTGGTCGCGCCAGCGACACGCTGTGCTGATTGCGAGGCAGCGTATCAGCGTGGCATCATTCGTATCAGTCCAGATGCCAGAAAAGAAATGCAGCGGTTAGGCATCAAAAAGCCCGCTGACTATATGAAACTGGCAAAGAGATTCGGCAAATAACGGCGGCAGAGCCGCAGGGGGGGGGTAGAGTATGACGCAGTTGACAAAGACAATCCGCCGGGAACTACCGCATCCTCGGCGGAACTGGATTGTGAGCATCTATCCTGAAAGTGTTATCGGGATACGGGAAAAGGGACGCAGGAAAGAATATCGGCTATCTTTAGAGGCAGTATTCAGTATGGCGGCGAAAATAGCTGCGGCGGAACTACACAGAGCGCGTATAGAGGCGCGCAAAGCGAGGCGATTAGCAAGAAAAGGCGAGGTGAAATATGACAGTTGAGCGGAAGGTGAAGAGCGAGGTTTATCAAGTGTTTGACGCCTTCATAGACACGCTCGTCGACAACCTGGAAGAATGGAGAAATACTATTGACGAAGACGAAACCGCATTGATGCGGCGGTTCTTTCAGGCGTTAGCAAAGACGCTGGAGGAACTATCAGAGACGAAAGGAGGCGAGTATGAGATGCAAGGCACCTATAGAGTTTGAAGCCATTTTAGGCGCGATAGTGATTTTCGGACTGTTTCTTTTAGCCTGGTGGCTCACGTAATCGGGCGGGCTGTGCCGCCTGCGAAAAGGTGAACAGGGAGTAGTGTCCCACTGTTCTTTACCGCAGGGTTCGCGGACTGAGTAGCAGGCGGTTTTTTATTTTCAATGGAGATAGTGATAATGAAGAACAATAAAGCCTTGCAAATACAAACTGTTCAAGGCTTTGTTGTGTGCACTCGCAACGCCGAACAAAGTAAGCGTTGCGGGGAAGATTACCGAGAACCCTTTGATGGGACACTGTCCTGTTGCCCGCAAGGGCAGGGGAGTCGCAGAGAGAACAGAGGAGAACCCTCATCCGCGATAACAGCAGACCTCGGCGCGGCAATATCTGCGAATTATCTGACGGCGAAGGCGAAACAAACAAGAGCGTAAAAGCCTCACCAAGCCGCAAAAGATAATTTTCCCTTTCAAACAAGGGGAGATTATCTTCAGGCTCGGCTCACACCAAGGGCGTTACGAAAGTCTCTAAATAATAAGGCAATCTTTAGGGTTTAGATTTAGATTTGTATTCAGTCATACGAAGTTCATCTTTTCCTTTTTCTGAATACTCATCGCCTTGTGACCATAAACCCGGTATGATAACAAAGGCAAGCGCAAGTAATCCTGCTCCAGCGAACCAGCCGCTTCCGCCGTAAAGCGCAAGTAGAACAAATCCTGAAACGGCTATTGCCGCAAGCACATAAAGCAACTTTCCTATAAGCAGTTTATCGTTGTTCATAGAATCTCCTTTCACTCATAACCCTCTGTCCCGTCCGACGGCGCAAAGGCATTCCAGGGGTGTTTCTTTTTGCGATGCGGGTCAAGCGGCACGGCGCGCGGTTTGAATCGCTTGCATAAAACCGCCGAGAGTTCTAAATCCACAACCAACGCGCCCTTGCCGTGTTTGCAGAATTCGCAACTCTCAAATGTGAGTTCTCCGATAGCCGCAAGGATTCTATGCATCTAATGCTCCCTGTGCGTTCTTCACCCTTCTACCGCGCCTGCTATGTTCGCTTGCCTGTCCCGTGGCAATCGGGACATTTCACAAAATGCCAGCCGTCATCTGGAAGATTTGGATGCTGCTTCTCGGCTTCTTCCCAAAGTGATTTGAATACAGGGTCGCTCTCTTTTCGTGAAACAGGCACAATCCCTGTTCCTTCGCATTGCCCTTGACACATCGTCTCAGGGTTAGGTCGCTGAATCCCTAATGCCTGATAACGGTCTGTGATTTCCAATCCTACCTTTTTTGCCATCTCTTTCTCCTTTCCTTCCAAAAAGCCCTTCAATCTTGTTATGCCAGTCAGTCATTTATTCACCTGGAAAAAGGCTCTTGCGCGCATCCAATATGACTACCTGCCTATCGTTCTTGAAGAGTCCGCCTTTCTGAGCGCCGTCGAGAATCGCCTTCACAAGATTATCTATATCCCCGCCCTTCTGTCTATCTGTTGCGTCGCTTTCCCAGACTCGCGCTTTCCAGCCGCGTTTGCTGAAAATCAACTCTATGGAGATGTCGCCTGTTGCCACTTCGCGGATGCCACAGGATTTGACGAGCCAAGCCACCCGCTGCTCAAAACGCTTCGTGCGTTCAGGTGTATAGAAATTGCCGCCTCTGCCTTTTCGCGGTCTGCCTTTAGGAACGGCGGCGATGGTGTCCTCAATAACTGCTATTTGTCGCTATACAGACATAGCCTCTCCTTTCAGAATTAGCGGATTGCTCTTCCTGTGGCATCAGACAAGTCCCTGATAAGTTCAACCGCAGTTATGAGTCGTTTTCGCAAATCTTCAACCTGAATTTGTAACTCGGCAATTGCTTTACTATGTGGCAAAAGACACGCAGGCAAACTGTCTCGCATCCACAAATTGATTTGATGCTGAATCTCATAAAACAGCCCCGGCTTACGTATAGTCAGGGGCAATTCCAAACTTGAACCGTCAATAGTTGCCACAGCGCTCTCCTTTCTCAGAACGGAACTGTATCATCTGCGAGGAAGTTATTCGTATCCCTTTCTATCTCTTCAGGAAAGTTTACTCGCGATATGCCTTTTGTTTTTTTGCTTGGGGGATAAGACTTCATTTGCGAGCCATCCATAAATTTCAAAGAGTCCTCCTGATTGTGAACCAGACCATCTGGTTCACCAGCACGGCTCGCTTCAGGCGGACTTTCACTTGACACAGAGACAAACTTTAGTTTATTGCCGAAGAACCGAACCTCCACTTTGCCTGTTTGCCCGAATCGCTGTTTCGCCACGTGGATTATCGCCTTCTCTTTGTTGCGATGGATAATGAGAACCAAATCAGCGTCCTGCTCAAGCGCGCCCGAATCACGAAGGTCTGATAACTTCGGCGTAGAATCTGCACGCATCTCAATCGCCCGGCTCAACTGCGAAATCGCAATAAGCGGAATGCCGAGTTTGATGGCAAGTCCTTTCAATCGGGCAGAGATAGCGGCGACTTCCTGTTGCTTTGACTCAACTCTAATTTTCTCTTTTCCCACTTGTAAAAGACCAACATAATCTACAATCACAAGCCCGAATTTGAATCGCACAATATCCGCAGTTACAAGATTGATAAGTTCCTGAATAGTAGAGCCTGCCCCCGCGTAGAAGTAGATAGGCATAGCCGAGATTTTACTACCTGCTAAGACCAACTTTACTCGTTCTTCTTGACTGGTAGTTCCTCCCCGTATTTTGTAAAGCGGGACTTCTGCGTGAGACGCAACAAGGGAAATCGCAACCGCTTCTTGCGCCATCTCCAAACTGTAAAACAAGACGGGAATGCCTGACACTGCTACCTTTTCGGATATGTTCAGGGCAAGTGTTGTCTTGCCCGCCCCGGGCCTACCCGCTATTATCGCCATTTCTCCCGCGTGGAAGCCGGCAATCATTTTGTCCAAATCTAACAGTCCTGTTTCAAGACCTGCCAGCGGCTTTCTATCTTGCTCAAGATTGAGTTTGGCAATTACATCTTTTACCGGAATAGAATGTCGCTCGGCAAACGTGGCAGAAAGACCCGCCAGTTCCTGTTGAAGAGTATCTATCAATTCTTGTCTATCCCTGCCCTTCATAATGCTTTGATAGTTCTGGTCGCACAGTTCAGCAAATCGTCTATTGAGAGATGCATCTTTCACAAGTGGGACATAATGTTCAGGCTCTTCTACCCACTGTTGCGCTGCCAACAGGTCAAACTGTCTGGTGTCTATCTCCTGAGCAAACTCGCCCATCTCAACCTCAATCGCTGCCACGTCAGGCAAGTTGCCGCGTTTGACTATCGCCGCGATTGCATTGGCAATCATCTTATTTTGTGGCAGGTAAAAATCTTCTGGTGTAAGTATCCCAAAGATTGTTGCGGCCTTGTCCGGGTTGGCAAATAGACAGCCAAGCAAACTATTTTCCGCAATCTCGTTGACTATTTTCATCGCACTACTCCTTTCGGCGGGCGATTGTTTCCTTATGCGCCGCTTCTAATTGTTTTTCAAACGCATCCTCTTGAGACTCTTCAATCCTTCCTTTCTCGCGCTCAAGCCATTGCTCCACTCGCTTATCACTGCTGATGATGAGTTCAATTCCCTGTTGCCGATTTTCCTTGTGCCAGACAGATACCGCCATCTTATCTGCACAACTCTTGAGGATTTCAAGGGTGTATTTCTTCAATCGGGCTTCTATGTTCTGTTGCCAGGTATCAAATCTCAAAAGCGGTTTATTGAGTTTCTGTTTGAAGTATTCAAAGAAAGAAAGCGCGTCAGCGCGTATCTTTGCTTTAGCCTTTTCTTTCTCTTCTTTGCTATTCTTCTCTTCATCTTCTCTACTCTTTGCGTCCGCTTTTTTGGACGCGATGTCCGTTTTATCGGACGCGGCGTCCGTTTCAAGCCTTCTCTTATGACGGTCTGAAAGTTCATATTTTTCTGTGCTGCAAACATAAAGCGTCTTATCAGGCATTTCTTGTAACTTTCCAACTTGTATAGCCTTCTGAATGGTGCGTATCAACAGTTTTTTGGGAACAATAAAGAGACCAGCGAGTTGTTTTAGGGGATAGGGGACTCCCTCATTAGCGCGTATAAAACCACCATCTTTTTTAGAGATGGCTATCAAGTCAACCCATACTGACCGTTCTGCGGGAGAAAATTCGTGTTTAGTTGAACCAAAGAACCACTTGTCAATCCAAAAAGGAAACCAATCATCACCTTTTCTGTGTTTCATTTTAGCCTCCTGTGATTTCAAGGGGAACTATCGCGGAAGGGTCGCCAAGCAACTGTTCCAGAAATGCGTATTGTCGCCAGAAGGGTTCTATCGCAAGTGCTAAATTACTTAGCGGGCGCGGTGGAACAAAGCCCATCGCGCAACCAAAGGCGACTGGGAGAACTGGAGCGGATAGAATTTCCGCTCTTATTCCTCGCCAGCCACCGTGGCGGTCACTGATTATATTTTCCCTTTCCAAGTGTTGAAAAGTCCACATCATCCCGAATTCAAAGCCTGACCAAATCAACCTCTCCACAAATTCCTGTCGGGTCAGTTTCACTTGACTGCCCTTCTAACCGAACAGGGGAGAGAGCAGAACACTTGCGAGAAACAAGATATGAGCCCTCTCCCTGTCGGTTTTGTTTTCCTTCATTAGACGCTCCTCGCAAAATGTTCTACCATCACTTTATAGTTTTTGCGAGAGTCTATCAAGCCTTTGCGCAAGATTTTACGAAGATTTATGCAATAATCGTATTCTCGCCTTGCGATAGCATTTGAGTCTTCTTTTCGTTTCCGCCTTCTTCATTTCTTGCGTCCATAATTCTATTTGGCTCGCAGTCACCCGCCACTGTGCGCCTCGCGTATGCTTGTTAGGGCTGTCAAACTGCACAGCAAATGTGCCGTCGTCGTAAACCTCCTGAATCGTCCCTTTCAGGCGCGCCTTGAGCCAGTTATCTGCGCAGTCAATAGTTATCACGCGGTCGCCTTTGGTCATCGGTCTCTTTTCAACAGTGAATCCTGCCTAATTTTTTTGAGTCTTATTCTGAAGTGGTTGAACTTCCCCTGGTTATCATAAACCATTTCGTCCTCTAATTTGTTCTCGTAACAGAAGTCAGCAACTTTTTGCACTATACGATTGAACCACTTGCGTCTTTGTTCTTTGGTCAATTCTTCTCCTTTCTCTTCAACGCCTTTGCGCGGCTTGGGATATTTCGGAAAATACTTGCGCACAATCTTCGCTTCCCTGAATAATACTGAAGTATAAGCAGCGGTATAGACAATAGAGGCAACACGGGCAGCAGTGGCCGCGGCACCGGCGGCACGGACAGCACCGATAGCGGCATCGGCAGCACTGGCAGTGGCATAGGCAGCTGCAGCTGCAGCACCGATAGCGGCATAGCCAGCTGCAGCTGCAGCAACGATAGCGGCACGGGGAGTATCGGCAGCAGTGGCCGCGGCACCGGCGGCATAGGCAGCACCGGTAGTGGCATCGGCAGCACTGGCAGTGGCATAGGCAGCTGCAGCTGCGGATTCTACCTCTTTCAGAGTTGCCTGACCTTTTGCCCATCTTTCTGCGATTTCGATTGCTTGTAACGGACGTTCCTCACCTTTCGGCACATACTTTAGTGCCAATCGTGCACACTCACAGGCTGCGAGAATCAGTTTTTTGCGGTTTGCATTCCACTTGGCGAGCAACCACAACATCCAATCGCCTCGCTCGCAAGCATCCCACGCCTGCTGTGCAGATTCCTGTGTTCGCGCCCATATGACAGCCTCCCCGCAGGCATTTTCGGGCAGGTCATCGCTCCAATGCTTGCTCATTTCACCTCCTTCTTCTTATTATGCCTTGACGGCAATTTATAAAGTCGCCTTTTTATTCTGTGTTGCCGATAGAAATCGTTCCAATATTTACACCAATGTTTGGAATTACACAGCCGGCAAGCATACTGGCTCTTGTGTCCACAAGGCGCTATATGTTTGCAATCACTTCGCATCGTATATGCACCAAAACTCTTTGCCATTCCCGCGCAGATTGTCGCATTGCCAACCTACCCCGCTCCCCCAATCCGTGTTTTTATATCGTTCTCGTTTTGTGCGAGAGCAGTCACAAATGGTATAGGATGCACATTCCTGGCCTTTGCGTGGACAGTTTGGGTCAGTAAAAAATCCACCTTCTCCATTCCCAAAAAACGTCCATATCGGCTCAAACTTTCGCGCGCCTTCACCATAAGTTATCTCTGCCATCATTCTCTCCTTTCCAGCCTTTTCTTTCACAGGCTCACAAGTGCCACCGTAATTCTTTCGCAGCGCGTGCCATTCGGCGAGGCGATTAGTCAAATCGAATAAGACATTGGAAATAGGAACTTTGTATCCCGGTGTATCTTGAATACATTGAAGAACTGCTTGCGCCCGCTCCGCCGCCTCTGCGATCTTCAGCAGGCGGTCAAGTTCGCTCTGTGAGATTTCTAACATCTTGTCCCTCTCCTTCAAATCAATCGCAGGGCGGACAGCAGGAGGCGCTCCATTCTGAACCATTCAGGATATACTGGAGCCGTGGGGAGCGTCACTATGCCTTGACGGCAATTTATAAAGTCGCCTTTTTATTCTGTGTTGCCGGTAGAAATCGTTCCAAGGCTTACACCAACGCTTGGAATTACACAGCCGGCAAGCATACTGGCTCTTGTGTCCACAAGGCGCTATATGTTTGCAATCACTTCGCATCGTATATGCACCAAAACTCTTTGCCATTCCCGCGCAGATTGTCGCATTGCCAACCTACCCCGCTCCCCCAATCCGTGTTTTTATATCGTTCTCGTTTTGTGCGAGAGCAGTCACAAATGGTATAGGATGCACATTCCTGGCCTTTGCGTGGACAGTTTGGGTCAGTAAAAAATCCACCTTCTCCATTCCCAAAAAACGTCCATATCGGCTCAAACTTTCGCGCGCCTTCACCATAAGTTATCTCTGCCATCATTCTCTCCTTTCCAGCCTTTTCTTTCACAGGCTCACAAGTGCCACCGTAATTCTTTCGCAGCGCGTGCCATTCGGCGAGGCGATTAGTCAAATCGAATAAGACATTGGAAATAGGAACTTTGTATCCCGGTGTATCTTGAATACATTGAAGAACTGCTTGCGCCCGCTCCGCCGCCTCTGCGATCTTCAGCAGGCGGTCAAGTTCGCTCTGTGAGATTTCTAACATCTTGTCCCTCTCCTTCAAATCAATCGCAGGGCGGACAGCAGGAGGCGCTCCATTCTGAACCATTCAGGATATACTGGAGCCGTGGGGAGCGTCACTATGCCTTGACGGCAATTTATAAAGTCGCCTTTTTATTCTGTGTTGCCGGTAGAAATCGTTCCAAGGCTTACACCAACGCTTGGAATTACACAGCCGGCAAGCATACTGGCTCTTGTGTCCACAAGGCGCTATATGTTTGCAATCACTTCGCATCGTATATGCACCAAAACTCTTTGCCATTCCCGCGCCATCGCGGTCCCCCTTTTCGCAAAACCATTCTTTCCCCTCTGGTAATTGCGCTAAACTCTGCGCCCTTCTACCGCGCCTCACGCGGCTTGGTCTCCTCCGTTAGATGAAACCTCAGTTTTTCGCGACCGCTAATGAGATTGCCTTTCTTATCAATAAACTCTATTTTGCCGAATACTTCCTTTTTCTTTTTACCCTTGACTCGAAGGCTAATAAATCGCACCCAACCATAATAAAGCGCTATCTTTTGGTCGTAATTGCTCAGAAAAGTGCCGCTTGTAACTCTGGGCATTGGCTTGCCATCGACAATAATATGCCAACCAGAAATACGCGTGTTCATTTTTTTCTTTTCTCTTCAGCGCCTTGCGCCTTTCTACCGCCTGTCATAGCAACTCCTATGAGGCTTCACCTGCCCGTCCTCTTGCTCTTCCTTATTTGCTCCCTCTATTTGGCAATCCAGACAGAAATGTTGTCCATCGCTTTCTATCCAATCATCCTCAGGCAATATTTCCGCATCTTCCTGCTTTTCGTAGAAAAATACTTCGTGTGTATAGGTCTCGTCGTTCCCGTTTGGAAAAATATTGCCACAACCATCGCAAACTATTTGCCAAACCTCAACTTTTTTGATACTCATTTTTCACCTGCCTTTCGCTTCAGCGCCTCTTCGGCGGCGCGAACTCGCTCCATAAATTCGGCTGCCAATTCGCTCACAGGAGAAGTTCCTTGCATTACCAATCCCATATAATGTTGCAAGCAAAAATCAATCAAATCTTGCAGCGCGTCCTTGTCAGGCGCTTTCTCGCCTTCTTTCACAGGCTCACAAGTGCCACCGTAACAGCAAGGTTTATCACAACCGGGATAGCGGTCTTGTGCCGTATGCTTGTGGATAATTTTGTGCTTGCACTCTTCGTCGTCGCACTGTTTCGCCTTTCTGCAAATCCAGAGGACTGGCGGCGCAGGCTTCTGATATTCTGTCTCGCGTTCTCCGGCGAGTTTGGCAGGCAGAAGTGGCTCAAGATAATATTCTGCCTTCAACGGTCGTTTCCTGTCGCAACGAGAAAACTTGCCGATGCGATAAAACTCACCATCAATCCTCCGCACATCCCCGCCTTCTATGACCTCAAGTTTGTTGGTCGGAACCCAATGCCCCCAACCCCCTGTAATGGTATCCTCAAATAACCAGCCCCAATCGTTATTCTTGCCTGTATAATCGCCTATAAAGATTCCCCTTGTCTGTCCGAATTGACAATGCCCTCCAAAAACTCGCACTCCCGCCGCAAGCAAATCCGCAATCGTAATCGCCATTTTACGCCTCCTTTCTCTTCAGCGCTATTTCTTCATTCCTTTCTGCCACGTAAGCCGATAGGAATACCTCCCATACATTTTCCCTGCCTCTCTGTGAACGCTTTTGTGTCCCGCAGGCTTCTCACAATGAAAAGTGCAACGATTATCGCCGAAATCATCACCGAAAATCATTATGCTCTTACACTTTTTTATCTTGACTTTGTTCACTTTTTCTCCTTTCGCTTCAGCGCCTCTTTCTTCAGTGCGTAGATGGCACGCTTGACGCTCTCCACGGCTAAAGCCAGGGGCTTTCTCGGCATCTCTCTTATAAGGGGGTTGCCAAGGAGGTTCTGTTGCTGGAACGCAGACAACAGATTTTCAATTCGGCAACCCCCTTGATTTCCAAAGAGGCGCGAACGGTCCGTCTTGGCGCAGGAATATTACGCGGAAACGCGAAGGCGTAAGCGACGGAACTTTTCTCGCGTCCAGGTCCGCAACCTGTCTTTTTTTTGCCATCACCGCGCGCCCCTTTAGTTTGAGTCCGGTTCTGCGGGTTCTTCTATTTTTTCTTTTGTTCCTGCGACTTTGTGTTTCTGCGTCATCTGCTTTTTGGCGATATATCTATTGAAACGCTCTATGCAATCATCTGCTTGTTGAACAGTCAGGTCTGCTGTAGAGGACGCCTTGTATTCATCCGCAAGCAGACTAACAAACATATCCTGGCTCATCCCCGATTGTGCGAATAACAGGGCAATCGCCTTCAATTGCACTTGTGTTGCCTTCTCATCTGTGTCAGGATTATAGTCCTCATCTTCTACTACGTAGGTATTAGCGGGCTTTGCCTGTTCTGCGGAATGCACGAGGTCTTCATCTTGACTGAATCTGTCAGAGGTTGCGGTTGCGGTGCGGATTGCTTTTACATAGGCTCGCTTCTGCGCCATCATTTCAACCGTGTGATAGACATCAGCGAGGTCAGGATTTTCAATCCGCCCGACTTGCTGTTCTGTTATCCTGACATCATCCCTATTGAAATTCGCGCCACATCCACCTCGTTTCAGCCAGCAATACCACCCTCCGCCGCGTTCCTGTTTGCTCTTGAAAATCGTCTCTTTCCCACAGACTGGACACTTTCGGTTGGCATCCCGATAGCGGTATTTTGATTCCATCGTGCTGCAAACAGCAAGCCCCTCACACCACGGTTGCCCCGTGACAAGTGAATAGAGCCTGCATCGAATGCGAACTTCGCGGTGTCCCCCCTCCAACGGAACGATTTCCGGGTCATCATAAGCGCACCGGAATCGCACCCGCCGCCCGAGTTTCTCTGCGCCCGGCTGCGCCATAAATGGCTTTGGCACACCGGGGACTTCCACAAAATCTACTCCTTTCACGAAATGCGATATTTCGTCCTCTACCGCACTTGTGAATTGCCGCAGAACCTCTACGGTCATCGGCAAGTGTTCAACTGGCACAAGAGCGATTCCCGTTTTCACGGGTGCGGTCTCCTTTGCCTGCGGAACTTCCGCTGTCTGCTTCACTTCTAACTTTTCCATCTCATACCCCCTTCCTTCTAAATTCCAGCCTGGTGGTGGTGGCGGACCCACCGGTCTGGCTTTTACCCTATCCCAATAACATCTCCAAAACGTCCTACAGTATTTCCCGTGGTCAACATTGCAACCCTCTTCTGTGCGAACGCAATGCTCGCAAAGAATGTAATAAACATCGTCAATTATCCTTGCATTCCAACCTATTATTCGCATTTTCCTCGGGACAGATAAACTTTATCTTTTTGACCGTTCTGTTTATCATTTTGCCCGTTGGTTGCATTTCGGGCTCTTCCACTTCCTCTTCGGTCTCGACACGGACGCATCTGGCTATATGTGCCAATTCAATTTCTATCCCTTCCTCGGTATTTGCGTCTGCCCAAATTTCATCATTACCAACACGATGACGTTTCAAGCGAGGGACATACTTCAAGGCTTTTGCAATTCGCTCATCTGTTGTGCTATAAAAACTAAAAACCAATATTTTCAACTTCGGTTTCTCGCCTGTGCGAAAGTCAATACTCAAACAGCAATCTCCAAAGTCCCGTCCTATCTCAATCGCCTTCTCTATTATCGCGTCCATCTCACACCCCCTTTCTCTCCAGCCTCACTGCTATCAGCAACGCCGCCATCGCGCCTATCAGACAGCAGAACTGCGTGTTAGGCGTATCCAGCGCCATCGCCGCAAATCCGCCGCACACGAGAATCAAAGTCACCACGTAAAAGAAAATACTGTTTGTCATCCTTGCCTCGGCTATTATTGAATTACGGTACACTGTGCAGGTAATTCCACGCCCTTCAAGTCGCAACCGTTGGCATATAGCCGCTCCAGGTTTGCAGGTAACTTGACATCCTTCAGGTTGCAACCGTTGGCATATAGCCACTTCAGGTTTGCAGGTAACTTGACATCCTTCAGGTTGCAACCGTTGGCATTCAGTGACTTCAGGTTTGCAGGTAACTTGACATCCTTCAGGTTGCAACCGTTGGCATATAGCCACGTCAGGTTTGCAGGTAACTTGACATCCTTCAGGTTGCAACCGTTGGCATTCAGTGACTCCAGGCTTGCAGGTAATTCCACGCCCTTCAAGTCGCAACCGTCGGCATCCAGTAACTCCAGGTTTACAGGTAATTCCATGTCCTTCAAGTCCCAACCGTTGACATCCAAAGAGATTAGGGGAACTATTTCCTCTGTTTGCGCCCAGTTGAAGAAATCAACGAAACGTGGGAATCTCGCTCGAATTGCCGATTCGCATTGTGAAGCGGTAAATTCATCAGTTTCCAATACACGGCAACTTACCTTCCCCTTCGGCGTATAATGGAACTCGCGCCATCCATTAGGTGCGGTTCCGTCTATCAACTTCAGTTTTTCCGCCGTTTCAGAATGCGAATTGAGGTCATAGACTTTCAGTTCCATTGTGTCTGGCTTGAAAAAACCACTTGCAAATTCACACATCTTACCCCTCCTTTGCGGCTCTGCGCTATTCCTTTGTTGCGCCGATGAAATCATCATACGCTTTGGTGAGAGCGTTTATCGCTGCCTGTATTTCTTCAATCGCTAAAAGATTTCCCAGATTTGCCTTTCGCTCTTTGCGTAACAACATCAATAGCGCCAACGCCATTTCGCGCAATAGCGTCGTTTCCGCCATTTCCCGCACTTCAGCATTTTTCTCTGTCATCGCGCCTCACCCCCTTTGAGAAAAGCACAGGCGCTGCCGGGCAAGCGGGCAGTCTTTGAGGGCAGGGAATTAGCCCACCTGTGCGAGTCATTTTGTTTGTCTTGCCCATTTTGCCCTTCTTGCCTTTTTCAACTATGAGAAGTATATTCTACGGTCAGAAGTTTGTCAACAAGAAAATAGTTTTGAGCGCAAAATAAATGCAAATAGTTGACGAATCAAAATCTGTTTCTTTCTGAAATTCTCTCAATTTCACATTCGCATTCAGCAAACCAGAAGTCCTCGTATGGAGCGCGTGCGCGACAGCGCGAGCGGGTCTCATTTTGCCGCTGTGCTCTATCGGTAACTTACTTTGTGGTCTTTTTCACAATTTCGTGGAACTTAGGTTCAAGTCCGGCGCTGGTCATTTTCTTCTGAATAAGTCCTTTGAGTTGCTCCTGCGTTATACCGTCAGGCATATTCTCTACCGTCTGTATCTGCGCGGTTATCATCTTTTGTTTCTGTCGCGCGCGGTAGAACTGCCACGCAGCCAATAGAAGCCCTGCCAAGCCACCCAGCAGCCCGTCAGTGCCACTCAAACCTGAAAACAGTCCTCCGATGCCAGAGAAGAGACTGCGAAGCCCCTGCGCCTCTTCTGTGAGCCTGTAAGTGTCAATCTCAAACTCGTCTATCTGTGGCTCGCGTTCAGGCATCCCTGTCCAGAAGGAAATAGCGGATGCACCCTTCGCCGCCCGCTGCGCTTCTGGCGACTCATCTCTTGCGGCTATGATTCCCGTATCGCGCTTCAGATGAAATGCCTCGCGTTTGAGATTTTCACTTGCACAGCCGCAGTGCAGCAGAATCGCCAGTGCCGCCAGCAAAATGAGAGTAACCCAGAAAACAACTTTCTGCTTGTTCACTTTCTCGCCTCCCACAATCCTATGACAAGTCCTATCACCGCTGCTATGATTGTCCCGATAATCGAAAGAACCGTCCAGGTCTGCTTCAGCCGCGTATGCGAATCCCGGAGTTCGCATACGTTCTTTTCTATCTTGCCTATGCGTTCACCGTTCAGTTTGCCAAGTTCGTTTTCAATCTTTGCAAAACGCGCGAATATTTCTGCTTTGAATTCAGGTATTGTCCAGTCTTTCAATTGTTGTCTAACTTCGCCCATTTTGACCGATAGGTCAGTCAAGGTTGCGAAAATCCGCGTCTTCTCATCTATACTAAAATCGGGTCTCATCCCCGCCCCCCTTTCGTCCGCAACATTTGCAATTTCCTAAATCTGTATGCACCGTTGTCGTAGCGCAATCATAGCACCATTTTTCTACTTCACCTGGATTTTTGAACGGCTGCCCGATTGCCGTTTCGCACGATGGGCAGTAGAAGAAATCCATTCCTATTGATGTTTGCCGCTGTTCTAAAATCACGGATTTGTGTTCCATAATCGCACAAAAGGGACATTCCTTTTTATCCATCTTTTATCTCCAGAGAGGGCGCGATTGTGAGACTGTCTTAGGCAGCCGAGATTGTTTTCAACCGCGCCCTCGGTTCATACTTGCCCTCTGCGAAATTTTTGTAATGAGATATAGGCGTTCCAGAGAATCTTCTGTCCTGCGCCACCTGCAACTTTTATCTTTACGCGATTCTCTGCGGCATTCAGGGCAAATTGGCACTGCCAAGATGCATCAGTCTTTTCGTCCACCAAAACCTTCTGCAGGATGACCTGAACGTTCTGCCCTGGACGGCGGCAAATTTCGCCTATCGCTTTCCAGTATAATCCTCTCGCGCCATTCGCTTGAAGTCCAATTACAGTCACTTCGGCGACAAGCGCTGTGTTTTCTTCAACAAGCAGAGAGAACAGGACAGTTAGTGTATTTCCATCAGTTCTCAACTGCTCCATCTCTATCGGAATATAGACTCGCATCATTCCTTCCTTGCAACAAATAGATTTACCTGCTTGAATATAGCCGCGAGCCGCGTTAGACTTCCAACCGTCTCAACATCTCCTGCAATAATAAAACCCTCGCTTTTGGATACTGTCGTTGCGCTCGTATAAGTATTTGCAGCAACGCCAGCCGCATTAGACGCACCTATGCCTGGATAATCGGACATCTGCTCCCACCTGCCATATGGAGACCCTACAGTTGGTGGGTAAAACTTATAGAAACTGCCCAGCGTTCCGCGTGTTATATTATAGCCCGCGCCGACCACCGCGTAGTTTTCGTCTTCATTCACATAGGAGATTGGATATGCGCGTCCGATGTCGGGAGAATCAGCCATTCGCGTCCACTCCCAAATCCAGCCTAATTCCCCTTTATAATACTGCCCCAGTCGCCAAACAGTTCTGGCTCCGACATCCCACCCCCCATTAGTGCCGTAGGCAATATAAAATCTTTTATGACCTTCGGCATCCGCAAGAGAGAATCCCGTTGCCCAGCGCCGTAAGTTTCCCTCAAACCCCGTTGGAAGAGTAATATTCTCCCAAGTTTCTCTGCCGTTTCCCACATAGACCTTGAAAGTGTCATAATAGCCGCAGACGACAAATTTCTCTTCGGCGTCATTCTTATCATAGATAACTCCGCCGAAGGCAGGCGCTAATTCTACTGGCAAATCGATGACTGGGCTTATGGGGTTGCCACCAGTTTTTTTCCAAAAATGTCCTTCAGCGTCATAAGGATTGTAAAGATAAACAGTCTTTGTTGGAGTAAGGAATCCATCTGGGTCTACGTAATAGCCACCTGCGGCAATCCCGCTGACATTCCATCGAAGATTTACAGCGTCCCAACTAATCTTTCTTGATGCGCAGGCGAACTCAAGTTTCGCAAAGAAGGGTTCGGAAAACCAATAAGGCGGCGTGTATTTGTCGTAATACCACACCTTATCCTCGCCTCGTTGCACCACATTGCAATCCGGAGTATCAAACTCCACCTTCCACCATTCGTAAAGATTCTCATAATCAGGAAAATAATTCGTTATTCCGCCAATGATTACAACCTTGCCGTTGTAAAGTTCAAACGCTCTGCGACCTGCCCCTTCAGTGAAGTAACATCTGTCAATTATTCTTCCAGCAATCCTGAATTTCTTATTGGTGCAAGTAGCATTGCCATCTACACGGATTGATATTTGAGTATAATAGTCAGAAACCGTAAAAGTGCCAATATCCTCAATGATGAGTTGCTCACCTACATCTGACCCCTGAAAACTGCTATGACTCGCAGTTATAGTAGTCTTGAGAGTCCCGGGGTTATAGACCCCTGTAACAGTAACCTCTGGTTGCGTAGCATCGTATGGACGATAGCACGGCAGCCAGTTAGCCAGCATTCCTACAAGAGAATAGTCTGTAGGAATCTCCTCTTTGGAGTTGAAGAGAATCTTTGCGCCAGTAGGCAGACCGCCGCCAGTAGCGGGTTTATTCTGCCATTTTGCATCGGTATAAGTCAGAACTTCAGTTTCAGCAGGTGAGACTATGAGAGTATCAGTCAAATCTGCTAAAGTATCGTGCGGTGGCGTCCCGTGGGTATGGTCTTTTCGGCTAAAATCAGTTGATGTTCCTTGCCCCGCGTTTTGATTATAGGTTTGCTCAGTTACTACCGTATCACCAGCGGTAGGCACTTCCACCTTCCCCTGATTGAATATCTTCCATAGTATCCGCCGCAACGAAAAATCCCCTATCGTTGAGAACTCCTCACGCGGATATTTGACTGGAGATGTGGTCATTCTTCTTCAGTTTCTTCTACGGTTTCCTTTGGCATTTCTAAACTCTGACGTTTCCGCAATGCTTTCTTTTTATAAGATTCTTCCAAACGGCGTTCGTATAATTTTGCCTTCTTCAATTTTGCTTCGCGGACAGGATAGACGGAAAATCCGAGAAGAGTACGTAACGCTCTTGCTGTAATGCCCGCGCGTTCACCTTTTTCTTTTTCTAATTCCCTGAAAAAGAGTCTGTCTATCTCATTTAGTGCCCTGATATTCCGAAGGAAGTATATTGTTTTTTGCCTCAGCGGAATCCCCATCCAAGTTCCAGTTTCGCCTGCATATCGTTCTATCGGTCTTTCAAAGAAGAAAGAATACCCGCCTTTGCCCATATTTTGTTCTATGAGCGCTTTTGCAACAGGATTGAGCGCGCGGAAAAACTCAGCCGGAAAACGTTCCAAAGTTTTCAATTCGGCTGGACTGAAATAGTTGCCAAGAACAAAGTATTGCCGTTTCCCCTCTTTGTAAGCAACGGGAATTCCCGTTTCCTCAAGCACCCAATCGGGAACAGTATCAATATCTGTTGGCACTGCACCAAAAGCCTTACCTGTGCCCTGTATGATGTTCTCATAAATTCTATATGCTCGCGGATTGTCCATAAATGCTTTTCCCATCTGAAACCATAAGTTGGATAAATACCATCGGGGAAAAAGAAGAACCCGTTTTACCCATCTATATGATATAGGTATTTTCTTAGGGTCATAAGTGAAAAGCGTTTTTTCAACTCTCAATGCCGCCCTGCTTGGTTCAAGCCCTTTTTCCAAACTATCGGCAAATACCGCTAAACGGTCGCCATCTTCTACCCAAGTTCCTATTTTGCGATTTATTTGAAAAAGTATCCAGTTCCGTTGCAATGGGTTCAGACTTGTCCGATACATATCTTTTATGGAATTAGGCACTGCCTCTGAGGCGATAAATCCTGTGTGCCTTATGCTATATCGGTCCGCCAAATTCAGTATGTCTTGCGTCCTGTATACCTTGCCAGCGGGACTGATTATTGTAACATTCGCGCCAGTCTGCAACTTCCGTCCCGTTATCATATTTTTCGGATTGACGCCATCGAGAATCATATTCGGCATATTGCCACCGAGAACATTTCTGACGTGGAAGGAAGGCGCTAAAAGATATTGAGCGCGTAACCAATCCATACTTGAATCAAAGTATTTCCAGATGATCTGTGCTGGCGGTAAAGTGTTCACAGAACCTATCGCTCTTGTCATCTCTTTTGCTGCATCTTTAGGCATCAAATACGCTTTGATACCACGTCTTGTGGCAACCCCTACGGTTCCGATATTTTTGAGCATTTCGTCTGTCAATTCTGCCATTCCAGCAGTATTTATGTCCTGTATGATTTTGTCTGGAATTAGTCTTCCCGGGAAAAGGCGCAATTTTCTATTATCAGGTATGTAGAAAGAATAAGTGGGATTCTCTATCAAAAGATTGCGAATTGTCTTCTCATCACTCAAATCAACTACCGCTTTAGCAAATCCGCCCTTGCCTTCTGCTCGTGTTACATTCCTGATAAATTCCTGTTTTGCCGCTGCATTAGCGGCACGTTCAACTGTTATATGTGCCTGAACAACAGGGTCGGTCTCAAAGAACTTTATGCCCTTCCACGCTTCCATTCCCTTTATTTTACCTGCGTAAACCGCCTTGTTCCATTCGGTCAACATCATACCCGCAGATGCTTCACGGGGCATCATAGAACGATGCCAGGTGGAATAAGCAGAACGGACACGTCCTATAATTGCAGGACTCATATTATTGTAAATCTTCTGCGCTTCAGGCGTGGTAAAGCGAACAATATAATCCAGATTACCAGGCAATCCTTTTATGTCTACTCCTGCCTGCTGTTCAATCTTCAATGCCCACTTGCCTATATCTTTTGAAACTTCACCTGCTTGTTGTGCTTTTGCTACCGCTTCAGGCGATAACTTATTGCGCAAGTCATCCAGAATTGAAAGTCTGGTTGCTTCGGTTGGTATGCTTTCAGCGATTCTTGCTTCGCCAAAATTACTTATCAATTCGTTGGCTATTTCTTCTGCTTGTCTTGAGGTTACTTTTTCAGCCGTTTTGGACAAATCGTCATAAATGTTCTTGCCCAGAACCTTTCTGATTTTCGCTATTTCTTCAATATCTGCCGTTCGTTCCCCTGTAAGAAAGTTCAATTTGTCAACATATTTTGTATAAGATTTATCCAGTTCGGGAATAAAAGTCGTCCGTTTGAATATCTGTATTACCCCCCTGTTCAACTTGCGTATTTCCGCCATCGTTCCTGCTTTAGTCAAATCTTCTGGAGCGGTCACCAATTTGGAATAAAGCCAGTCAAGCCCTTTGTAAAAGGCGGGTGATTTCAACTCTATTTTCGCGCCTGCAATACTATACTGGATAGGGGCAACTTGTCCTCTTATCCCGCGTTCAATCAAAGTCTCGCCCAATGGCTGCAGAACTTTACCCGCTTGCTCAAAAGCCACTCGTGATTTGTAGAATTTATCCAGCATAGACATCTTTTGAGCGGCTTTATCAGCAATTCGTAATTGGTCAAATAAAACCGCTTTACTTGCCTTATCGCCAATTTCACTCGCTGTTTGTAATGCCTTCGCTATTAGAGGTCTCTGTTCTACGAGTTTCTTGAGCATATTTATTCGCATCAAATGCTCACTGCGAGGAATAATTCTACCCGCTTCAGTCAATCCTTCGGCTAATTTGCCAGCCTCTGTCAGTTTCGTAATAAGAGAAGGCGCGAATACAAAACCTTCTGCAATTTCACCCGCAATTCCCAACGGAACAGATAATGGAGTAGGCAGGTGAAGGTCAGTCAATAATTCCATATATGTCGCTGCCCATCGCTTCCCCTTCAGAACGTCCCATACCCGTTGATCCGCACTCGGTTGATACATACGGTGTATCTCTTCGGGTGTAAGTGAAGAAGGATTTTCATCAAATCGGGCTCGTAACTTAGCAGATTCCTGTGCGGAAGGCGCACCTTGTAACTTGGCTGATGCATATTCTTTTACGATACCGAGTGGCATAAAAAGCCATTGCATCGCATAAGCAGGCACGGAAATCATCCCCTTGAGCGTGTTTATCCCGCCCGATGCTAAATCCCTGCCTATACTGTAAAGCGCATTTTGTGACTTTTCATCCTCTTCCGCTTCTTCGGCAAGTCTATTGGCAATCTCAAGAGTTTCCTTTTCGATAATGCGTTCCCCAGTTTCAAATTGCTCTTTGCGTTTTATGTATTCTTCAATTCCCTTGAGTGTATCAGGATTGGGCTGAATAGTTCCATTACCATTTGGCATATTATCGTCCCATTTCAAAAATCTCTCTTCTTGCTTCTCTCAACAATCGGTATCGTTCCTGTTCAGGAAGACGAATCCATTTAGTGCGTTCTTGCACTATTTCTTCACGAGTCAAATTCAACCGCTCAAGTAATTCAGTATAAATATCCGCACCTTCCGCAGACGCTTTCCCGCTTGGCAAATTGCGTGCTAATCGCTTGTCCTCCGCTTCTACTCTCTTTTGTGCCATTTCCGTTGCAAGTCTACCTGCTTTTTCAGCCGCAGGGAATTCTTCTTCTACGCGTTCTTGCATATCCTCTAATGCTTCATCTAACTGTCTATCGCTCCATTGGTCAAAAGTTTTATACTTCCGAAGCCCTAATGAAGCGCCCAATCTATTTATTTCTTCTATTTTCATTTCTCTCGTTAGTTTTTTCTCTTGTTGTTCCTTTGTTATCTCCCCTCGAATTTTCCGTCTCTCTAATTCAGGGCTCACCTTATACTCTCCCTTACCAATTTCAATATATGGACTGGGCTTTGCTTCTCCTCGTTCTACTTCTTCGAACATATCTTCCAAAACAGTAGCACATTGATTATCTTCTTCAAGCGGACTCGTTTTGAGGGCTTCATAAACATCAGATATATGTCCAGATAGCCCAACGCCTGTTGCGCCAAATTTCTGTGCGAGAATAGGAAATCTATTTGCCAATCGCATAGCCAAAGTTATTTCGCGTGGGTCATTAGTTAGTGTCCAATTCTTCAAACGCCAACTTATATCAAATGTTCTTTTTTCCTCATCTTCAGTTGTGGGTAAAGCAACACCCCCGGCACCTGCACCACTTGGTTTTTCTTCTTCTTCTTTGCCTTTTATTTCTTCATCTATTTCTTTGAGATAATCACCTTTCCATTCGTCAAATTCTTTTCGCCTTTCCTTGTTGTATTTATCAGTAATCTTCTCGATTGTCTTGTAATTTTTCTCTAATTGTTTTGTTACTGCTTGTAAGTCCTGACGTAGTCCTGCTGCTTTCTCAGGGTCAGTTTCCTCGCTTAGCTCTTTGTCAAGTCTTCTTTGTCGGGCTCGTAAGTATTTGTTATCATCAATCACAGGGTTCATCTCTTCTTTCTCGCGATCTTTTATTTGTACCTGTGTCAGTTTCCAGGAAGCATCCAGAATCTTGTCTTGTCTCTTTATCTGCTCTGAAGTTAGCCTTTCTTTTGTGCGCATCTTTGCTAACTCGACCTTGTAAATCTGTAATTGCGCATCCCGTTGCTGATATATATTCTGTATTACCAGCGTTTCCCTCAATTTCTCAGCCAATTTCCTGTCTGCTTCCTCTTCGCGTGTTTCAGGAGGACGCAACTGACCCGTTGTTATCTTTTCGGTTAGCGCTCTTGTTTTCTCTGCTGCATCCACTATCTTTTGTTCTTGTTCTGCAATTGCCCCTCCATAAGTTACACGCTGCAATTCCGCAGTTCTTTGCTGCTTTGCATAAGCGGCTTCAGGCGCTTCTTTGGGTTGCGTTGCCCATTGTGCCTGCATATCTTCCCAACGACGCATCAATCCGCGTTTCTCATCTCCCAATAGATTTAGTTGCTCTATCAGTTTTGGATTTTTTTCCGCGCCGCCTAATTTATCAATCTCTATGTTGCGTCTATACATTTCTTCATTTATTTGTTGAACTCTTCGTGCTATCGCGCCCATTTCTTGCGACCGTGTTTCTCGTTCTTCAGGCGACCAGACGCCTTCAGTTTCACCGAGAGGCTCTAATCCCACCTCGCGTCTCTTTTTTTCTATATCGGATTCTTCTTTGATACCTGCTTTGGTTTGGGCTAATTCTTTTGCTCGTGCTAATTTTTCTTCTGGCGTTTCTGGTTTTACCTTTGCAGCCGTGCCTGCACCTCTTGTAGGTGCTGCTTTACTTATTGCAGCTGCGAATTTCGCGCCCGCCAAATTCTTTGCCAATTCCGCTGCCATCTGTGACAAAGTAATTTGAGGTGCTAATTGCTGATAAATTTTCTCCTGCCAAGCGGCTAACCGTTCCGATTCTTGCCTTCTGCGAGTAGGTGAAGTGCCCATAGCAAGAATAGTGCCGCCATCAGAAGGGATATTTAGCGGCGGTTCGTTTCTCATCCGTTCAGTCGCTTGTGCCAATAATTTGCGCAAGAGAAGATACGGGTCTTGCTCTTCTTTGTCTGTAGCCATTATCAAATTCCTCCCCTACCATCCAATTGCCCATCCGGGGTTATTTACGACTGCGGGCGCGGGTGCGGGCGCGGGTGCGGGCGCGGGTGCGGGTTTCCGAGGAGTTGGTTCTCCAAGCATTCCACCTGTCCATCCGCCTCTCTTTCTGAGTGCCTCTTTCAGCAATTCCCACAATTGTTGATAAATCATTCCCTCTTGTAATTTCTGTTCTATTTGCGCTTCTTTTCGCGCCTGAATATTGCCTAAGAATCCACGTCCAGCCAATGCACCTGCCCGCTCTTCTGTGCCTCTGGCTAACTTTTGTTTCAATTCCGCTTCCGCCAGCGAGAACTCAGGCGAAGTGCTGTATGGTCGGCGGAAATATCGCGCCGCTTCCTGAAATCTGCGAAAGAAATCCGCCATTGGATACTCTTGTCCCCATTCCTTTTCCCAACCATTAGACATAATAATCTCCTGTCTATATTTGTCCTTGCAGTTCCGCGTCCAGTCTTATGCTTTTCACTGAAAGCGCTTTTGTTTCTATGAAACGCAAATCCATCTTGAGCACACGTGCACGAATCCCAAGTGGAATGTGAATGTATCGGGTTGTATAACTTCTTCTTATTGTTCTTGTAATTGTAGAAGACCAGTCTGTGTAAATATCAAGTTCGTAATAACCCGTATTCGCAGTATCAGTGTCCAACTCAATTCGCAGGTCTTTGAATCTCTTGAATCGCTCTGTATCGCCTGATGAAATCCACGGCGAAACAAATCTGCCCCTGACTGCGCCTACTATGTAGGTATCACCTATTGCCCATCCTGGCGCCGCATCTTCAATAGTTATTGTTGTTGTAGTATTTTCTTTTATTACTCCACTTACGCCAGCTGCTTTTCCTTCTACTATGTAAATTGGCATTTGTCTCAGACCATAACCATTTACGGGAAAATTTCCAGAATCGTCAGTCATAGTGAATGAAGTAACAGCATCAATAATTCCATTATAGCATACTCCTGCAACCGTTCCTGTATGATGCCGCCAAATACGAGGCACAATTCCACCAGTAGGAACTTCTACGGGATTATACTGTCCCATAAGCAATCCCCTGCCTGCTCCTCGCAGATTTACCATTTGACCACAAGAGCGAATCGGCAATATTATTTCCTTTTCCCAGTGATTATCCTTGAAATGATAAGTCCATAATTCATCGTTTCGAGCCACACCGTCGATAACAGTTCCTGTTGGCACAAGTAGGTTATATGTGTCTTCAACATCGTCATACCAAGCATAAGAATTGGCTCTGGCTCCGCCTGCTTCATAGAGATTGTCCCACGATTTCGTTATTGGCGCGCTCAAGAGAACATTGCCAGGGAACAGGCGAATCCCTCCCTGACTGCAACAGACCAATCCGTGAACACCACAGCGGCGCAGACTGTGAGGTGCGATGCAACCCCATCGTGTTGCCATATCCACCTCTCTGAAATCCTCTGCCAAATCAGCATACGGAATACAAACAATGTTGTGTGTCAAGAAAACATACAGATTTCCTTCCCAGGTCTCCATAGAGGAAAACTGTCCACCTGGAGACAGCAAATAGAATTTATAACCATTGGTAAAATCTTCCACATTAGGTGCAGGTTCGGAATAAATCAATTGCTTCTTGTCTGGTCTGCCTGCCCAGAATCTGCCCGCGTGCATACGCAAAACTGTGTAATTATTCAATGTAGTAAATGTGGAGATATACCAGGTATTACTAGCCTTCCTTATTTTTCTTGCGGCTTCACCATTGACTCCATACCAAGCACTTATCGGTGTCACATCAGTAGTATCATATCGTGCCCATTCCCAATAATTCGCATAATCTTGTGATGGCGGGGAAATGTCAACTCTGCCTGTAATCCCATCCTGCCAAGGAGATAGTGGAACTCCATTAGCATCTATCTCGTGAACTACGAGATATTTCCCGATTGCATAGATAATTCCTACTACTACTACACCAGTAATGGAAGAAATCTCAATATCGGAAATGCACTTGCAATTGTATAAAATCCCCGTTGTTCCACCCATATAAACAGGGAAATTCACATATCCCTTTTTTAGAGTAAGTGAATCAGCGTATCGGGCAGAGAAGTTCTCTACGTTAGATAACACTTCCATAGTGGCAGGCACAGCCGCATCTACATCCTGCCATCCAGCACGCATAAGATTTTGAAAATTCAGTTCCATTTAGGCAGTCACTCCCTTTCCCCATTCTATGTTCAAAACCCATTCCTCAATATCCCTGTAAGTCAGCGGGATAGGTCTGGTATCAGTATGCTTTGGTAGATTTTCGCACAATGTTTGCATTTCAAGTAAGATACCCTGTTTTTGTAAGGCATCGCCAAACTTCTGCACGATAAGCAGTTTTGAGAGGCAACGCCAATATTCTTCCCAATCAGCGGGTAGTTCAACTTTCTGGTCATCAGTCCACAGTTCGGATGGTTTCGCTCTATAAGTGAATTCAATTGGAAGCGCAGTTGCAGTTGAAGCATTGAACCAGAGCAAGGGCTGTGGCGCAGGTGAAACTGCATAAGCCAACGTGCTTCCATCTGCGCGTTGGACTGCTGGCGAAACTGTTATATTCGGCGTGGCATACGCGATAATCTTGTATTTGATTGAATCACCGGCTATCCACATAAATTTACCAATATCAAGTTCTGTCAAAAGATTGCCCGTGGTCATTTCTATTATTGGGCTTCCATTTGTCACGGTTTTGAGTGTGCTGCTGTCCATCTCCGGGAATGTTGTAATCCCATCTATACAACAACGTGTTGGAGTGCTGACCGAATAGGCGATTGGATATTGTCTGCGGAATGTCCCCTTATCCTGAAGTTCGATGTTGCTTGAATTCTCAAGGTTTGTTATATCTCTATCTGAAAGAGGCGCGAGGAAATCATTTGGCAGAGGTATCGCCCAAACGCCTATCTTATAGGTTTTATTGTTGCCTGTTGCGCCACCATAAGGTGTGGATAACGTCCAATGTGTTCCATCTGTCACGCTACGAATAAAATATGGTCTCTCGTGTCCTGAAACGAGCATCTGGCGCATTTGCATCGTTGCAGTCACAGATGTGTCTGTTCCTACTACCGCCGTGCTACCCTGCACAACATCAACTGTTCCTGTCGTATAATGTGCAGGCAAAACAATAACACGTTTGACTGTGAACCATTCAGAGGGCAACTTTCGTATAGTGGTCAGGTAAGCCGAATTGATGAGTCTTTTCATCAACTTTTGATTAGGCTTATTTATAGTATCCGAGTCGATGTTTGTGGCACTGGAAGAGTTATAATAATAACCCAATTCCGTTGCGACATCCGAAAGCAAATCAGCGAGCCGTAACACTTGGCACTCCTTTACTCTGTTTGAATCCTTTTCTAATTTTCGTCAATATCCGAAAAGGCAATACCCAGAAATGAACCTTTCTGAATCCGGTGCATAGCCGCGTTGTGTGTATATCGTGGAGAACTGTGTCAAAGAAGGCGCAGAACCAGCCAATATCATCTTTGTGCAATGTTCGGCAAAAATAACAAAGGGTTTTCTTTCCGCCCAATGGTTCAAGCAATTCCATCTTTTATTGCCCTCAAAGTTGCGGCTATAAAAAGATTATTTAGCGAAAGATGCGGAACGACCAGGAACTCAAAGTCGCATTGAATATCATACTGAGTCATCGGTGAAGTCATATCAACATTCATTTGATATATCTTCTTACTTAGAAAACACAAAGTTTGTGGAGTAATTGCACGACAATGCCCCGGGTCACCCCAAGTTTGCTCGTTGTTGATATTGGGTGCAATAAACTGAACAAGTCCACCTGGTTTTAGGACGCGCCAGATTTCATTCCAGAACTCAAAAAACCATTTCACATAAGGTTTTTTTATCAACCAGGGGTCACCAAGATGCTCAAAGATATGTATGAGATTCACGCGGTCAAATTTGTTATCTTCAAAAGGCAGCGGTAGTTGATTCAAATCCCATACAAGGTCGGGTTCGCAGGCAGGGTCAATATCAACATTTATGCCGTTGCTGATCTTTGCAAATTTACCGCAACCCAGATTCAGGACATAATGTTTGTCCCAACCTTCTTGGGACGGCTCTATGTATAGTTGAACCCGTTGCGGTTGTTCCTGCGTTTGAATCTCCTCCACCATTGCCTTGCAACTCCTTGTAGTTATCTGGTGTAACGATAACGGGAATATCTGTTATGTGTCCAACCTTGACTGTTGGGTCAATCCATATTTCTATACCTGCTTTGTGAGCCTGAAGGCAAAAATAGACATCTTCTCCCATAAGTTTATCGGTGAATTCCGAACCGACAAGAAACCAAGGTTTGGGAATCCTGCTCAGCACTTCCGTCTTGATAAGAGCGCAGCCCATCCCGATACAGCCGACCTTGATTGGTTTTTCATCCAAATCGCCGCCCAATGGACACATAGAACGGTCAAGCCGAAAATTCTTTGTGTCCAGCACATCACCAGTCCACTGATATGCTATCCGTGTATAGGGAGGCACCCTCTGATGATAGACCCCTGATACAATGTCCTTCTTGTGAGCAAGCAATTTTTCAATTGCGTCAAAGGGCAAAGCGCTATCAGTATCCACAAAGAAAATATAATCGGCTTTGAGTTCAATTGCGCCTTCGCAGAGTGATTCACGCGCCTGATGTCGATAAGTGCGATTGGACTCAATATAGCAACAATCAAATTTCGGATTTTTCAGATTGTTCACGAGGAACTGAATAAACAATCTGCGAAATTCAATTGTCCAAGGACCAAATGAAGGCACACAGATTGCTATGTGAGACAAACCCATATCTATTTGCCCTCCTAAAGAGGGGAGATTTTCTTTCTCCCCCCTTCGGATTTTTTCTTTTTACCACAGCCCTGCAAAAATCAATGCTTTCCTCGCAGCGGTTGCATCGGTAACGATGTAAGTTTCCAACATTCGCACATAACGAGGTCCAACATTAGTTGTTGGTCCAGCGGTGACCGTTGTATCTTCGGTCATATAAGCCGCTGCAGCTACTGGTTTGGCACACCAACCTGCGGTTGATGACGGACCGTTTGTTGCCGTCGCTCGCACAAGAACACCCGAAGTATAACCCAGGACTTGCACCCAGCCGTGATAACCAGTCGAAAGCGCAGCCATCGCTATTCCAGCGAACCAAGCGATTGTTGCTGTTGCAGGTATTTTGACCTGCCAACTTGAGGCAGCCGCTGCAGCAGCATAATCAATTGCCGTTGGTGCTTGTGCTGTCAAGGCGTTGTCGTTATTCTTTACATATTTGAAGATGCGCGTACCATAAGTCGCATCCCAAATACTGTAAAACCGTCCCAAATCGTTGATTGCGGCTTCAGTATTGGACGTCAACGCCCCCGTTATCGCCTCCATAAATCCTGCACTCATTTTCTACTCCTCTCTTCTGCTATCGCAGAAAGATACCTGCTTTCACAGGTGTTTGTTATATTGCCGCTATATTCTGAACGCCCTGAACATTCCGCTTCCAGCAGCACAGGTTACCTTGTGTTACCACGCACATTCCTATGCCTAACTGATTCGGAAGACGAAATTCCTTCATAGGCAAACAGAAAGCAGCCTTTCCTCCTTCATCCACATACTCTAACACATACCAACCCAAAAACCGAAGGTCAAGGAAGTAGTGCTTTGCTGTCGTTCCCGGATTAGCACTATAAGTGTTTTCATCCAAAATCATCGGTATCCCGTGAAATAGAGGATAACCTTTGAAGATGTCCTCACTTGTGCTGGGGATATTCACCAATCCCTTGACTGCGCGGAGATAGAAACTGTAACCAGTAGCATCGGTAATGACGCAACTGGGTTTCCCGCCTTTGCCGTGTATCTTGCCCAACAGTTTAGCAAGACCAACAATTCCTTTATCATCGGTATTATAGGCGGTTGTGTCCTCATACTGGTTTTGCCAGTTGGGATGCACTGCAGTAGCCCCGTCAAGCCCGCCGCAAATGCCAGTCGTTGGGTCTGCCTTGATTATCACGGGCAATGGAGTTGGCGTAGTGGTAGAATCCGATGTCGCCCACAATGTTCCTGATGCGGACATACCATTGGCGTGTCCTATCAACGCCTCTTTCGCCTTCTCTACCATCAGGTCAATTACCGCTTCTTTCCCGTTCACCGCATTGACGTCAAGGTCAAATATCGCTATCGGTGTGATAAACGTTCTGACCTCATACATCGCTCTGCGCAACAGGTCTTGTTCCAGCGGGTTTACCAGTCCAGCCTTTGTTATTGCTTTGAACGCCCCGGATGCATCTTCAAGTTCCACATTGAACGTGAAATTGTATCCACCTGTTTGGTTAGGCGCTTTAGCGCCTTGAGTCGCACCAGGTAGCCGCCACGGGACTTCCAACCCGTATTTAGAATTGGCACGTGTGAACATATCTATCAGCGGATTTGACCTTATCGCACTGTAATAGACACCTTCACGCACAGCGTCAATTGCGGCTGACTTGGCTTGAGTCGTATAACTCGTTGTGTCGGCCATTTTGTATCAACCTCCTGAGTTTTCAGAACATTTATGTTCCTAAACCCATTTTTTCTTTTGCCATTTGTTTCGCTTTTGCCACATCCGCCTCTAAACCAGCGGATACTATTTTGCCAACAGGAACAGTAGTGCCAGCGATGGTCTTGGATGGCATTGTCGCACCAGGTTGACGTTGAGGAGAACGTCTGCGTTCAGCATCGAATGCAAGATACCCCAATTTGTAAAACTCTTTTCGACTGGAGGCTGCTTTTTGCATCCTGTCACCAAATTGCTTCCATAAAACAGGGTCTCGTAATTCGGGATGCTCCTTTTTGAAGTCTTCCTCCGTCTGTTTCACCTCTTCTTCTTCCTGCTGTGCAATTCTTTCTGTATCGCGTTTTTCGTATTCACCCAATCGCTTGAGTATTGTTCCGAATCCGCGATTCATCCATTCCGCAACCTGCTTTTGCCCCGCCCATTCCTCTTCCTCAGGCACTTCCACAAGCAGTTTGTCTTCCGCTGATGGTTCCTCAGACCCTGATTGTTGCGAAGACCCCTCTGCCAGTTGTGCGAATCTTTCAAGCACAGCCTCGATTCTGTCCAATCTGTTCGCAACAGATGGAGAACCAGCCTGTGTTTCAGATTCCGCAGTAATCTGCTCAGCAGGTGTTCCGCCCTCTGCGGTCTGGGAAGATTCTGGAATCTGTTCCTCTACCATCTTCTATTTCCTTCCTTTCTTTTTGCGTCCGTATTTACGGACTTTCTGATATGCCCGTTCGGGCAAACTGGAATAAGGTCTGCCTTCCTTTTTGCTCATTCGGGCGTGATGTAAGGCTTCACCCTTTTTGAGTTCACCACGCGCTTCCATAGCAAAAAGTTTTCGCCATTGTCTTTTACTGGCTTCGTGTTTCTTTGTTCTTTCCCCTTTGCAACCAATGCCAGGCATATCCGCTCTCCTTACAATCTGCCTTTTCGTTTGGCTTCTACTAATTCTTTTCGCAACCTATCTGCGTCCCATCTTTCTTCGCGCAATCGTTCCTTTGCGAGATGCTTCGCTTTTGCAGTTGCCGCTTCTATCTTTACCATTCGTTTTTCTTTTTCCTCTTTTTGTATCGCTTCAACTTCATTGGCATCTACTTCCATCAAACCTGCATTTGCCATTTCGCGTTTCTTTTCAAATGTATCTTTGACAAATTTTCCCAGACCCGATACATATTCGCCTCCTCCCCGCACACGAGAAACTCCGTATGATATGGAGAAAGGACCATAAAGACTTTTTGCAACCTGCCTACAAATTAGACACCTCGCTGTCTTATCGCGCTTCGGTAAAAGCAACTCAAATATGCGCCCACAACCATCACACTCGTATGAAAAAAGCGGCATCAGTTATTCCTCCGCAGCCGTCCCTTCTGGCGATGCTGCCACGGTTGCTGGCATATCAATAATAATTGGCGCTTCAATTCCGCTATCAGCCGCTATCCTGTCTGTTATCGCTCCAAAATCTATTGTTTTTCCTTGCTGACGGAGTAACTCTAAGAGTTCTGGAACTGCCAGAGAACGCATCAACTCCAGCGCCTTATTCCGTCTGAATTCCGCCGCTCCGTGTATTGGCAAACTCATTCGCACCTTGATGTCTGTATCCATTTCCAACCGTTCCCGCCTGCTTTGTGCCTGTTCATAGGCAATGACTTTTGTGGCTAATTCACCACCCAGTATTTCATTGAGCGGTATCTTGTCGTAGTTATATCGCAGTATCCGCCACAGAACCTGTCCAACTTCGGATACGAATTGCTCCGCAAGATTCATACGCAATCCAGTGCGCAAATCAGCACTTCTCTGTATATTCCCCGCTTCAGTTGCGGTGCGCGAACTGGCGCGTCCAATATCCTGATAAGTTATTCCCGTTATAAAATGGAAATATTCTATGAGAAGATTGAGATACTGAATTTCCTCCATATTGAGGATTTTGCCCTGATAAGTCCTAATAGGGTCGCCTATCCGATGTTCTATGATTTTCCAATTCCCAGAAGATTCCCTGATTGCATTCAGTGATGTTTCATCCGTAACCACATCTACATTTACGCCCAATATGTTTGGGCAGTTCTGCCAAGAACTCGCTATCCGCCGCAGGATGTTGGATATTTCCTTTACAATAATATGCGAACGTGCAAAAATTGATTTGCCCCAGAAACTGTCAAGTTGGGGACAAAACTGAATAGGCACATAGGGGAAGCGATTGAAACTCGGATCGAGAGATTCATTATACAGCGGACGCGGTTCTTTATCGGCAAAAGTCAATAATTGGATTTGATTTTTAGCAGACCGAAGATGTATCTCATAGAGCGTTTTGAGCCCTTGGTCTTTCGGCAAATCTTTTGCGCTATGAACGCGGTCGAGATTTTTTGTCACTGGATAATCAGGCGAGATTTCATCAGGTTCTAATTCAGCAGCAACCGTCATATCGTAATCGATATTAGCCATTATACGACCGAGTGTATTTCTGATAATTTCGCCGCAGTATCGCGCATCACTCAATTTGAAATCAGCGATAGTTGCATAAGGGTCAACGAATACTGTTCGTGGATCGGGAACAGAGAGATAGGGCTTGACTACATCTTTTGAGCCCAATTCATAACTTCCAGGCACGCCAATTTCCGCCGCGCCTTCGCTATTATAGAATCCCACCTTGATATAACCTGTTCCTGTTTGCAGAGCCCAATCAAACGCGCGCATAACTTTGGTTTGCAATCCCAAATCCATCGCGTAATGACGCAACAATTTCTCTTCGGCTTCACATATCTTTTCGCCTTCAATATTGAGAGGAACGCAAGTAAATTGCGGTTCTTGAGCCACCAATGCGGCAAGAAGGTTATCCCTGAGCGCGAAATTCAGATTACATTCCCAATCGGGCAGTTCGTTATTATAACGGCGCAACATCAAATTGGCGTCTTTGACAAATGCCTTTTTGAGTTGGTCAACTGCACAGCGAATTTCCATTCGTATCAAATCAGTCTGTGGCGTCGCTTGCGGCATCTATTCACCTCTCAAATCCACACTGACCCTTTTCGCGGATTGCCCGCTTTTTTCAAATTGCCCAGCAATTGTTCCCGCAATTCCTTTCCGTAGGCGTCGACAGGACGCGGATTGACTTCTTCAGTCTCGCCTATGAAATAACGGGGATGTTCGTTGACAATATATTTCAGACAGTCGATACAATGCATCTTGCCACCCTGCGCCACTTTATTATCCTCTGTTTCGGAATACTCGCGCATTTCGCGTCTTAGCATACTGCAGCGACGCAAAATATAGAGTTCAGCCTTGCCTTCCCGCACCTGTAACATATTCTGAATCAGCAAAAGCCCTTCACGATGACGACGAGCGATATTGCAAATAATACCCTGCTTCTCAAGCGCCTTACGTATCGGGTCATTACCAAGCAACTTGATTTTCATCTGGGAGAACGGGTCTATCACGCGATTGATTATCCGCCAATCCCGTTCTATCATTTTTATCCGTTCAGCCAAACGTTCAACTGTTCCTTTTTCACTGCTTACACTGAATTTCAATTCTTCAATCACATACAAATTGCCGTCTGAACATTTCGCCGCCCATAGACAAACACAAGGTTTTGTTACGTGCGGGTCAATAGCCATATACACAGGCGTTGCTCTTTGCGGGTCTTGAGTCCTGGATATAAAAGTTATCGGAAGTTCATCTATTACGTGGACGCCTTCATCATAACTGGGGAATGTCAAACCTTCGATTAGTATTGGTATCTTATCGAATTCGCAATCCCAATCTTCTTTCTCCATTCTACTTTTCATCTCTTTAGCCCAGTTATCATCGCGTCCGGGCATATCGCGCCAGTGCAATTCGTGTATCTGCCAGGCAGTTTCACGTCTGCGCGCTTCTTGAACTAATCGCCAGAATTCAGCCCCGATTATCAGCGTGTTTCGCCTCAGAGTTCCTATAACGCATAACTTCCCGTGCGTGCCCAATGCTGGTTGCAATCCGCCTATCAATTCCCGTAACTTCCGCATCTCGCCGCCTTCGTCTATAATTACATCAGTTGCTGTTATTGATTTGCCCGAACCTACTGTCGGCGGGTAACTTTTGATGAGAGAACCATTCTTGAACTCTATTTCGTGAGTCAAGGGATGCGCAATACCGTTCTTGCTTTTCTTCCATTTCTCAGGCAACCTTTGATATATCTGTGTTATACGCTGCACCAATTCCTTGCTTTCCTTATCGCGTTTGCTTATCACAACTATTATGCGGTTGGGCTTATCCATCGCCTTCCATAATGCCAATGCCGCTACCAACCACGTTACTACCATTTGACGCGATTTGAATACGACCAGTAATGGGACATAAAGCAACTTTATTGCGAGATTGCGTAAGTAAAGCCAGGAAATCGGAAATGGTTTTATCTTGCTATCTGCTATATCCACAGTTCGGACTTGCGTCAGAAACAAAAAGAACCGTTGTTTATCTTCTAATCTTGTTCCTTCTTTGCCGCCAAATACCAGTTCTGTTCGAGGTATTCGTCCGTTTCCTACATACCCCTGCCAGTCCCAATCTGCTAATCTCTTCTCCACTGACATTGCCTCTTGCGCCTCTACTACTGCTTTTCCCTTCTCACATTCATATTGCGCGATGGTCATCCCCTTCGGGATGCGTTCCTTAGGCGGATTCCGTTCCCAGTCCTCCGGCACACGCCGGCTCATCTTCCCCTCCGCTATCAGTTGCTCCATCAATCCCGAAGGTATGTATCTCTTCATCCACTATCCCTTTTTCTTCGCCACCCAGTATCTACCTACGAATCCCACTAACACCCCTATCACAAGCCCTATTGCAAAACCTAACATTCCCGTCAACATCACATTTCCCCCCTTTCGCAGTGCAAAGAAAAAGGGCTATAGACGATGCGCATCTATAGCCCTGTTCTTTGCTATGCCGGGTGCTACCCGGACTTCTTGTCTTATTTTCGCCTTATGCTATTTCCCTAATACACTACTCACCTCATATTTCAAACGGCTCAGCAAATTGCATATCCCACGTCTCAACGCATACCAGACAGGCGTATAAACCCAACAAGGACGTAGTGTCTTGCCTTGAGGTCTGCCCCAGAACTTATCAAGTGCTGGGTCTTGAACCTTCAACCATAACCATTCCCATTTCTGCCCCAGAGCATTTGGTTCTTGAGGTTCTAATGCTTCGGGACGCATCTTCTTCCACCATAATTTCGGCGCTTGACGACAGGAATAAACCCTTTGACCTATTCTGTGTTTTGGTGGAGACCAAATCTCTGGCATTCCCCCCCCCTCCCTTTTTTCTTCCACCAACTGCTCTGTGAGCCCTTTACTACTGTCCCCAATTGACATTTTTTGTCACCTGCCCCTTTATACGCCCCCTCTTCTTGCCTTTGTCAACTAAAATCTTGAACCTTTTTTGTATAACTTGTGTAATGTAAAATAACATATCAACTTCTGTCTTCGTAAGATTCTCAATTTTTTTCTTGACTATTACCTTCAAACTATTTATCCTGCAACTGTGAAAAAATTTTGCTCTATCTGCGGTAAAGAATTACCTGACTTCCAATCTAACCCCAATGTTATCGCCCCTGACTTCCCCTTCTCCCGCCACTCCTGTGATTACTGCCATTCTCAATTGAAAAAACTTTATCCCTCTTCTCTATCCAAAAACCCCCGTAAAATCCCCCAGCGTAAAAATCAATCCCAATCCTAATGTTATACCCCCCTATACTTGCTATCACTTCCCACTTTTCCCCTAATAACACTTTTTGAAGAGACAGGTGACCATTCCTGCCAGCGTCCGCCTCTGCGGGTATGGGACCCTCGGTCGGGGCGCGTGCAGATTATGCCGATTGCGGGGCTCTGGATAGGGCGCAGACAGACGCAGACTATGATATTGGAGGGGTGGATAGGGCACAGACAGCGAGTGGCACTGACGGGCTGCTGGGTGGCTTGGCAGGGCTATGGTATGACTGACGCTTTTTGACTATAAAGTATAGTTTGCAGGTGCAGGAAGGCAGTCTTTCCACAAAAATGTCCCATCTTTCTGCAAAGATGTCCCATCTGAAATCCTATCTCCGCTAACTATCAAGGATTACGAGGGTAAAAATGTCCCACTTTTTGGCGCTGATGCTTTTTTTGTCCTAATTGGTAGAGAGTTCTTTTGTGGACTCGTATTTACAAACTGACAACTGCAAAAGGCGCTTGTTTCCTGCCTGAATAGGCGGGTTCACAAAAAACTCTCTACAAGCGCCTTTTCCTTTTGACAGTGCAGGGCTGCGGCGGCGGCTGTGAGCGGCTGTTTGACGAAAACTTGACCAATCAGTCCACTTGACGCCTTTGCGCCAATCCTAACGCATCCTAACGCGCTTCTTTCGCCATCTTTTCCCGCCAAGGACTCATAAGAAGCCCTGAAAGACTCATTTTGCGCTGTTTCGCTTCCGCTTCCGCTTCCGCTTCCGCTTCCGCTTCCGCTT